TGTGTCCGATACCTATATTCTGTCCTATACACTGTGTCCCTCTCCGCCCTCAACTCTATGTAAATAGAATCTTTGAGGAAAGTACTATCCGAAAACCAACGTACACCATACACGCTGTCCACCCTGACCGTTTCCACCGGAATATATTGTACCCGTGCACATCCACACATGGCAAACAATAACAGGCCGACCACGAGCCAGAACACCGGCACCATCAGCCAAGGCCAGAACACTTTAAAAAATCTATTCATTCCTACTTCTTTTTGTGGCAACGAAAAAGCGGCAACCCCGACTTGTTTATGTGGGATTGCCGCTTTATTACCAATTATACAATTAATTATTCAAAGGTAGAAAACCATTATTATCAAGAGACTTAAGAACAGACCTAAGCAAATAATTACTACCAAAAGAGATAACATATTTTCTTGCTCGTTCCGAAATGGGAATTAACATTCTTTTATCAATAAGCGAACGTATGATCCTGGATATTTCTGATGAAGTCTTCGTGATATAAAGCTCTTTTATATCTGATGCTTGTATTTCTTGTGTCTTTTTAGACACAGTTAATTTCAAAATGGAATGTTCCACATCTGTGATATATTTATTCGATAATGCATCCGATAAAGATGGAATAAGTATCTTATCCCGCAGATAAGAATAATCCACAATATGGTCTATTTTCTCAATTTCAACCTTAAGCCCATTCAAGACATATTCACTCCAAGCAATCAGACCCTCGTTAGTATATTTATCAGCCAAAGATAAATAATTATAGTATTTGCTTCTATCAGAACAAAATACAGCAGTCGGATTTATAATTCGTTGCTTACTCTTAAAGACATTCTTCAACAATAGTGCATAAGTAAACAATCGTACGACACGGCCATTTCCATTTTCAAATGGATGTATCCACACAAAACGATGATGTGCTATACATATTTTTATTAAGTCAAATTTAGGTTTGGTTGTCTCATTGATAAAATCAACAAGTTCTTGCATCAGAGGTAGTACCTGCAAAAAGTCAGGAGGTGTATGGAGAGACCCACTTATCCGGACATTGCATTTCCTAAATTCACCTTTTGTACAACAACCTTCCTTGCTTTCACTAAGGGAATCGACAACCAAAGAATGAAGTTCTCTTATAAAATACAATGTAATTGGAGTGTCATCAATAACACTTTCAATAAAAGAAGTTGCTTTTTCAATATTTAATATTTCTAAAATCTGTTCATTTGACCTATTCCTATTTTCGTCATTAATTTTTGTACTCTCCACATAATCCATGATGGTTGTATTGTTTCCTTCTATACGAGAAGAACCAATACTTTCAAGCATATGGAAAACGTTTTTGATTTGCATAAAAACCAAAGGATGTGTGGTACCTTCAAGAACTTTGTATCTTAATTTTTCCAATTCAAGAACCAAATCTGTTATAGGCATATCAAATCCTATCTCAGGCATAATTATCTTTTGTTCCATCATTTGCACATTATCATTATAACATTTGCAATATTATTATTTTATTATATTGTATTACAACATCTTGCAAAGATACAAAACTACTACGCATTTGCAATGCAATTAATTGTTAATTTGCAAAAAACTGCAATCCCACCAAGTCAAAGACCGCTTCCCCGTCACCGGGTTAATAATCATTCATTTCACATCGCCAATGCCCGCGCCAGCATCCAGACCCCCACGGCCAACACGAGGAAAACCAACCAAGGCGGCAAACCCTTCCCGTCGTCTCCCCCGCCGTCGTCAAGCATCGGCCAGTATTCATCACTCGTTCCCATTGCTATGCGATATTAAAGAACCTGTCAGCCTCCCATTTCCTACGCTTCACCAGCCCCTCCAGCTTCCGCTTCTTCCCGGCCACCGTCGCATACACCCACTTCATGAACTCCGCACGCACCTCCGCATCAGGCGCGCAAGCCCGTATTTTCTTCAAAAGTGTGGAACCCTCCAACGCATCGCACCCAAGGTTATACGCGAAATCCACCAACGCGTCAAACTTGTTCTGCCTCTCCGTCACGCCCAGTTTGTCCACGAATGCCTCATATTCCGCCAAGTCACGCCTGAGCTGCCGTTCCGCCTCGCCCTCCGTCATCTTGTCGCCACGCTTTACGCCCGCCGTATGCCCGTAGCCCACCGTCCACACGCCCGCCGGGCAACGGTAAGCCGTGCTCCGGAATCCCTCGAACCTCTTTATCGCCTCAATCAATGAATTACTTGCTTTCATATTTCCACTTTTTTGTTTAACTTTGCTTCCGTCTCCCGCGAGGGACGCCCGAAAAACTGATTGTTTTTCATGGTATTTGTATTTAAAGTTAATAAGGGGGAGGCGGCGTGCCTCCCTTTTTTCATGCCCCACTTCCCTTTAGTGCTTCTATTTCCTCCTTTAATGCCGAAACCTCCGACAGCAAACCGGAGATTACGTCCTGCACGGATTGGGCTGTGAAACCATCGTTGATGCCGTCATATCCACCGACACCTTCGATGTACACGTCACCGTTCTTCATCACCTCCATGGCGTTCTTCTGTTTCGCCGTTCCCCAGTCATTGAACCACTGAGTCCCGTTGCCGATGGAAAACAACGTCTGCTTGTCCGCAGAATCCCCTTTGTGCGATTTGTTGGACATCCCCAACGCCGTCTCGGCGAAGTTCCGCGCCACCGTTTGCCAACACAATGCCACGGAACAACCACCCGTGGACACGCAACGGTCGCCAAGGGCAACGCACCCGTCAGCACTTTCCGCGCCCGCCACGCACTCTTCCCCGGCGATGCCGAGAAATGTGGAAGTGCCTGCCGAAAGGCACAACGAACCGTTTTCCGCATAGGCTTTGAACGAGGCGGAATAATCATTGAAATCCGTGTATGGGTTCAAGCTCTCCGAGAACGTCACGGTCCCCCCTTCCGCATCCACGGACACCACTTCGGCCACGTATTCTTTTTTCTTCTCATCCGATTCGCTTGTCTTGTCTTCACTTACTGCGACCTTTCCGGAATGGAAAAATTGTTCCGGGCAGTTCTTCATCATCCAGTATCCCACTGAAGCATTCGACACAACCTTATAAGTGGTACTGTTTTTAACTCCTGTCAGGTGAAGGGCAACGTCTTGAGTTGAAATGGCCAAAGCCCCGTCTTTCACTATGGAGCGGTCGAATATGTTCCCCACCTGGAACCCGGTGCCTAAAAAAGTAGTTCCCACTTTTTCGTAGGCTTCATTGACGCACAGGTATCTTCCCACGGTACTCCGCCACTCAGTCCACTTCCCGTTTGTATATTGTCTTGTGAGAGAAAAGGGGAGTATCCTCGAATCCGAATTCTGGGAGTAATACGTCTGTATATACCCGCAATTATCCTCATCCACATACCTCACGCACATGGATTCCAAAACGAAGCCTCCTTTTGCCGGTATATTCGATATGTTTTCCGCTGTGGAGGCGTTCTTGTTCAGGTATCTTACAGTGAGTTTCGGCACGATAAGGTCATCGGCATCCACCGTCTGCCCGGAAATTTCCTTGTACTCGATGGCACCACCATCTTTCATGTTGTCAAAGGTTTCCTTGTCCTCCTTCGACATTAATCCATCCTTTTCCGCAGAGGCAGGATTTGAGATTTCCGCAATCTTGTCGTTCAACGCCTTCCCCTGAGCAGCCGACAAGGCTTTTGAAGCTTCATCCGTAGTTAGGTTGTCCACCACATCCTCCTTCGCCAACTTCTCATCCTGCAATTTCTTACCCATGGATGCCGATAATGCCTCAGATGCTGATGTAGATGTCAGGGTATTGTTTACTGATGGGATGGAATTTATAGGGTCTTCTATGCCATCAACCCTGAAACTGGAACTGCTCCCAGAAAGCACACTAATATGTACAGTTAAAATGTTACTGCTATATGCAGAACAATAAGTGATTGATATAATATTGGGGGCAGCATACCGGACTGAACACGGACATAAATTTTTATCCGTGGACTCTGTATCAACACTAACAAAATTTAATCCTTTAGATATTAAAGATTCAAGGTCTTGTGGACTGTCTATGTTTAATGCTTTCTTAACATCATCCGAAGAAGATGACGTGCTTAATCTTTGTAGGTTCTTAAATACATGTACCCCGTACTTCTTCCCGTTGAACAGCACACTGTTCTCATCTTCGCTGAACCGGATTCCGTCAACCTTGGCCTTGTCCTCCTTACTCATCAGCCCGTCATTGCTGGCAGATGCCAAAGAAAGTCGGACTGTGCCGTTATCAAATACGCCCGTCCACTTCGTCAGATCTTGTGGGTCATACTTCATGCGGAACCCTCTGAACTGTATTTCCATATTGTTATTAGACTCCAGGAAATACAGCATAAAATAGTAATTGCTTGCCGAATATATACGGTAACATGTCACGGGGCTGAAATTCTCATTCGTGTCGTCCTGAACCCCGATGAAAGGTGCTTTCAGGTTACCGCCGTTATAGTTCTCCAACATCTGGGGTAGGGTGCAGAACCATTCGCCACTGTTGGCCTTCTCCAGTATCGTGGAATCGTCCGAGGTTTCATTATATTTGGGATACCTCAATATGACCGGCTTGCCGGCATCGCTTTCAAAGGTGATATCTCCAATTCCGGTCAACTTTTCCCCGTTGATGGTCTTCAAGCCGTCCTCTTTTACCAAGCCCTCGCCCACATACTCTTTCAACCTTTCCACGAGCACGTGCCCGTTCTGCGTCCCCTCCTGAAACGGGATACCCTCTTTCCCCGTCAGCTCCGTGCGTTCCGTAGTCTGTAATATCGTTTTTCCTTCTACTGCCATAACTACTTATGTTTTAATTGTTTCTTAACTGTCCTTCTCGTCACCTCTGCCATCATCACGGGACTTCCGTCAGCCCAAAGCCAAGCCTTCCCTTTCTCCAAGAGCAAGGCATTGTCAATAAGCTCATACGAATCCCCGCACTCCGTGATACCGGAAGAATTGACGCGGGCTGTCCCCAGCCC